CTTCTTCAATAGTTGCACCTGAGGTATCAACTGTAATATTTCCAAAGTCTTGTTGCACTGCAAAATCGACAGATGGTGTTTGACCAATATTTGTGGAATATGTAGGTTTGACAGGTATGAAGTTTTCCTTGATAGCGTCTCTTGTTTTCTTGAAACCTGTATTATCATCAACTTCTCTAGAATCCTCATATTCGACAAGTGACTGGAATTCTTCTAAGAATGTAGTTAAGAAGGGTCTGCGTAATACGTAAATATTGCGTTTGAAGTCATTTTTCTTTGCTTCATGCTCATAATTAGTAATTGGCACAATCAACTCTGAGGGAGGTACCATTGTCCCATCAGGACGTCTATATGTAAAATTATGAGGTATTGTCAATCCTGATTTTAATATAATATTGCCATTTTGGTCTTTTACCTCTTGACTTTCATGATGATGAATACCCTCTGGGCTTTCGTATGTAGAAACGCAATATTTGTATAACTCGTCTTCTGTCATAGGCCACTCATCATATAGATTGGTGATATTATTTGTCATCAAGATAACCCAGTCATATTCTGGGTCACCATACATTTTCATACTTACATTATCAGGTCTTTCATTATTTACTATAGTATATTGAGTAAAACCAGTGATAAAACCTTCTACATCGTCTCTTATTTTGACTCTGCGAAATAGATTCTTAGTAAGGATGTATGGGTCAACGTTATTCTGACGATACGTTGCTGTCCTTACATATACATTTGGTAAATATGAAAAATAATTACTCATGATTTTTCTCCTCTAGTATCGTATCCATAACTCTGACGAGTAAGTAGGGATGTTTCTTTGAATGATAAACTCATGTTATATGCAACAGGACCGAAGTCATATGAGCTATTCAAGGGGTCATTTGTCTTAAGAGACGTATACGGACCGTATGGAGATAAATCCACATCCATATTAGTCAAAACCATTTTAGATGGAAATTGCATCAATTTCTGTAAGACACCTTTATTTGTTGAATTACCAGATTGAGGATACAGTGTTTCCTCTTCTTCATTAGAAACTAATCTGACAATTTCAATTCTGAAGTAATCAGGTATAGTCAACCACATACTGTCATCCTTTCCTGGGAGCATAGCAACACGAAATGCTTCTATTATACTGACAACAGTCTCTACATCAGATGAATTCTTAGGTGCAAACAAGAAATCAAACTTATGGTCTCTAAACTCTACACCTTGAAATATAGTCTCTTCATATGGGTTGAATACCTTTCCTGTAGTTAATGCTGCTAATTCATTTGCACCTATATTACCGCCACCACCAAATTTAAGCACTTTATTGATAACATCAGCTCCAATACCATACCCTGCTACAGATTTTCCAGACTCTGCCATTTTTGAAATAGTATCTTTGAAACTATCACCGATACCTCCTGCAGCTATCGCTTCAGATGCAGCACCAACTGCTCCTACACCTAAAGGTCCTAACTTTACACCATTATACTTTGCTTGATATCCTTCTCTTAGTTTATTTGGTAGATATAGATATATACTTCTTTTTACTTTATCGTTGTTTGCTAAATTCTTTTTAGAGTTATTATAACTACTATTATTACCTTCCTTTGGGTCATAAATAGTAATCTTAAGGTAGTCAACTACCTCAGTACCATTTGTTTTATCCTTTGATATTGCGTCTTGTGCAGATGTTGAGTTAGCACCGTAGGGTTTACTACGAGGGAACACAAGGGTTTCACCCCCGCCTAAGCCGCTTCCATAAGGATTGTCCCAAGTACCTACTGCCATTTTGTTATTTATGTCTTATTCGGGAAAATACAAGCCAACCAACAGATTCAAATACAAAGGAGACCCGACTAACATTATTTATAGGAGTTTATGGGAAAGAAAGTTTATGGTCTGGTGCGACAGAAACGAAAATGTAATAGAGTGGGGCAGTGAAGAAATCGTTATACCTTATATCAGTCCTGTCGATAGGCGGGTTCATCGCTATTTCCCAGACTTTTATGTCAGAGCAAGGACTAAAACTGGGAGGACAGAGAAGTTTGTCATTGAGGTCAAGCCTCATAAGCAGACGTCACCTCCCAAAAAACAACGCAGAGTTACAAAGAAGTATCTAACAGAAGTTAAGACATACTGTGTAAACGAGGCAAAATGGAAAGCAGCGATTGAGTATTGTAAAGACCGTCGTATGCAATTCAAGATACTTACAGAGCACGAATTAAAGGTATGAGCATTTTCTCAGACATAAAAGATGCTACGAAAGGCACTTATAAGACTAAAGACTGGTATCGTGCACGGTTGGTAGAAAAACTTGAGCCATTTAGTGGGATACTTGGAGTGGGTGATATTATATTCTATCAGTATGCAGCACAGACTGAGCTTCTACCTTTCTTTGATACATATCCTATGACACTTGTTAGTGATGTAGATTTTAATAAAAGACAGTTTTCTGGTGGAAATTTACATTACTTACGTCCAACAGTCAGACAGGGAGTAGCATCTTCTTGGTCATCAGGCACACAAGCATTTCCTAAGCGATGTTACCATAAATACTTCATGTCAAGTGCTACAAATATGTACATAGTCCCTAAAGAGGAACTTGCAAACTTTACACCATTACCAGTTGAGCAGTTTGTTAGGGATGTCATGGGTAGATATGTCGAGATTCCCAGTAGTTTTATATGGAGTAGACTCTAATGCCAAATTCATTTAAGAGATTCCAAGACCAAGTGATGTCGGGGTATAAGACACCCTCGAAGTCTAACTTGTTTGAAGTCAGAGTGCAGATACCAGCTTCAGTTATTCTAAAGGAGTCTACTTTTGGCACAGAAAGAAATAATTTAGAGCATGTTGATGCTATGAATTACTTTGCAAGTGCTGTAACTGTACCTGGCAGAAGGGTTACTACCAGTGAGGTTAGAGATATTGGTGTATCTCGTAAATATGCTACTAATACAGCATTTGGAGACTTACAAATAGAATTTCTAGTAACAAAAGACCAATATCATCGTGATTTCTTTGAGACATGGATGCAGAGCACAGCATCAGATGCAGAGAATAGAGTTGGTTTATATGAAGAATATACATCTAACATATCAGTTCTTAAATGGGAAAACGCTTCAAATGTGGTATATAGCGACCCTACAAACAAGCAAGGTGCAGGACATGCTAGATTGAATCGCTCATCTGCTGTATGGCAAATGTATGGTGCATTCCCATATGATATGTCAGAGATGTCATTTGACAACGGTCCTACTGGTTTAGTTAAATTAAATGTAAATTTCTTCTTTGAGAGGTATAGATTTGATAAGATTGGCAATAAAAACGCTGCATTTGGAAAGGTAGGAATGAAAGATGTCAAAGTCAGTAACACAACTGAGATTGCAAATCAACTAGGATTCGTATTAGAGCAGAAAGATGTTGCCTCTGTGGGTGTCTAAATAAAATTATAATAATGTTTCATTATGCCATTACCTAAATTAGCCATACCTGAGTATGAGTTGGAGTTACCTCTTACAGGTACAAAAGTTACGTATAGACCTTTTCTTGTAAAAGAAGAGAAATTACTTTACCTTGCAATGGAGTCGCAAGACAACAAGCAAATGGTAAAAGCAGTTAAAACTATCATCAAAAACTGCACTAATCTAAAAAGCAATGTAGATAAACTCGCTACTTTCGAGATTGAATACATCTTCCTTCGTATTAGAGCAAAAGCAGTTGGTGAAATTAGTGAATTTAAAATCACCGCACCAGATGACGAAAAGACATCTATTCCAGTCCAAATACCATTGGAAGAAGTAGAAGTCCAAGTCCCTGATGGTCATGACAAGAAGATTAAACTTGATGACAAAATTGGTATTGTGATGAAGTATCCTTCATTGGATGCGTTTATTCAACAGAATATGAGTGAGAATCCTACTGTAGATGACATCTTTGAGATGGCAGCTAAGTGTATAGACCAAGTATTTGATGATGAAGAAGTTTATGACTCTTTCTCCCATAAAGAAGCACTAGAGTTTCTAGAGAATCTAAATTCTGAGCAATTTGCTCTAATACAGAATTTCTTTGAGACTATGCCTAAACTACAGCATACCATTGAGGTATATAACCCAGACACCAAAGTCAAAAGTGAAGTAGTTTTAGAAGGGTTAGCGTCTTTTTTCGAGTAGCATTAATGCATGACAGTCTTGAGAATTACTACAAGACTAACTTCGCATTGATGCAGCATCATAAGTATAGTCTCACTGAGCTAGAGAATATGATGCCATGGGAGCGTGATGTTTATGTTAATCTCCTCTTAGCATTCATTCAAGAGGAAGAGCGAAGGCAAAAAGCAGAAAGTAATCGTATGTCTCTCTGATGGCAGCTAAATTAAGGAAATTTGTTACTATCAATAAGTTTTCCGCCAAGACTGAGGTGGGAGACGCTTTTAATGAGCTCAGAACAGGTCTTAATCGTGCAGGAGTTGTTACCGATTCTATTCAGCAGAATGTAATAGCACAGTCAACCCTATTAAAATTTCAAACAGATTATCTTTCAGATAGTAGAAATAGACAGGTTACTATTATAAGGAAGGGACAGAAACAGAAAAACAAATTCTTCAAAGACATGAAAAAACGTCTTAAGAAGATGTTTGGTTTCAAAAAACGAAAGAAGGCAGAACAAGTTTCAGAGAAGGGTGCAAAGGAAGGAGCAAAACAAGCAGATAAGAGGTTTAGTGCTATTCGTAAACCCATAGAGAGTTTCATGGGTATGCTCAGTAAGACACTGGGCACGATGGTCAAGTGGTTTGTCATATATGGTGCATTAGACTTTATTCAGAAAAATCCAGAGCAAGTAACTAAATTAGTTAAATTCTTCTTCACTCTAGGTAAGTTTGCATTTAAGATAGCCACTTTTGGTATGGGTGGTGTGATAGGAGGTCTAAGTAACGTATTTGGAGACCTTAGTGATAAGACTGCTGTCGAAAGGGGAATGCGTCGTTTTCTCGGAGTATTTCAGATAATTGGTGGTATAGCAGCATTAAAGGTAGCTCAGTATATGGTGATGCCATGGAAATTGATACAGGATATTAAAGGTGTCAATTCTGTGTTTGATAAGAATGCGATGACTGCAGAAGAATTGAGGCAATCGCAAAAGGCAAGATTGAAAGGTTATAGGGATAAGAAGACAGGAGTCATATACTCAGAAGATGAATATAATAAAATGAAAAAGTCAGCAAGTAGAGCTGATGCTAAACGTGGTGCGAAGGCAGGCAAAGGGTATAAGTCTGAATTATATAAAAATGAATTAGACAATAGATTTCAAAAACAATACAGAGGTAAGGGTAAGTTACAGAAGTTACAGCAAAGAGGTAGAATCGCTCGTGGCAAGATGGTCAAGGGTGTAAAGGGATTTGCAAAGAAAAATCCAATGAAAATGGCAAAAGGTTTTGCTGTCTTGGGTGGTGTTACACGGATTGCGTCTGGATTGTCAATGGGTGAAAATGCAGGGGAAGCAGTAGGTGCGGGTGTAGGTCAGGCAGTTGGTGGTATGGCAGGAGCTGCAGCATTGACAGCAGTTGCACCATTCTTAGGACCTTTCGCACCTATGATTGGTAGTGCTATTGGTGGTTTCTTAGGTGAATGGGTTGGAAAAATGTTTGGTAAGATGGCACAACCTATATTTGAGCCTATAAAGAGAGCATTTGGTATGTATTTTGAGTTGGCAAAAGCAATATATAAACCCTTTATTGACAGTCTAGGACCTGTGCTTGGCGAAGTATTTAATGTGTTAGGTACTCTTGGTGGAATGTTGTTTAAGTACACAAAACCATTAAGAGACTTCTATGGATTTGTTTTTAGTACGGGAATGAAAGCGATAGGTGAAACAATAGCATTTGTAATTAATAATGCTAAGAGATTGATGGACCCCAAGAGTATGGTAGCAGGATTCTTTGATGCTATAACTTTCAATGCCTTCGATTTGGATAACATGAATGACCCTGAGAAGGAAAATAAGAAGAAGAAAAAGAAAAAGAGAAAAAGAGGGTCAGGTGCTAAGGCAGCAGGCGGACCTGTATTTGTGCCATTTTTAGATATGTCAACATCAATTCGTGTTGCACAGTTTGCAGAAGGTGGTATAGTAAAAGCGTTTGATTTAGGAATGAAAGTGGCAGGACATAATCCAACCCAAAGATGGCAGGAGTTTGAGCAGGGTGGTAAGGTATTAACCGTACCATATTATAATCAAAGAGCAAATGATGATGACCCACTAGGTCGTAAAGGAGATACGCAGTGCTATTCTACTGTCATGGCAATGTGGACAAGTTATTTGACAAAAAATAATGTATCTACAAAAGAATATAATAAGACAAGAAGTAAGTATGGGTCATCTACTTCCGCTTCAGCACAAGAGAAAGCATTGAAAGATTATGGTATTGAAAGTAAGTTGCAGACTGGTGTGCAGGGATATGATGTCTTGAAGAAAGAAATAGATGATGGATACCCTGTACCTCTTGGATTGAAGTATACAGGGTCTGGTCATTGGGCTATGTTGACAGGTTATTCACCATTAGGTTGGATTGTGCATGACCCCTTTGGTCAGTTAGGTAAAGGTGGCAACTGGATTAAGAAGAATGCACAAGGTAGTAAGACTGATGGTGTAGGTAAGTCATACCTCATGACACGAGATATATTCCAAAACCAGTCACCTGAGGATGACATATGGATGTGGAAAGCACCTCGAAGCATAAAAGAGATTACAAAACCAAAATCAGAAGAGCCCAAGAAGGCATGGTGGGACCCATTAGGTGTATTCACAGGTAATAAAACCAAACTTAAGACAGAGACAAAGAAAGAAGGTGCTGAAGAAGAGACTGAAGCAGGCAAAACTATTGCTTCATTGTTAGATGGTCTTTCTAAGGATTTGGAGAAAGCAGTAGAGCAAATTAAGATGGATGATAAAGTTGAAACAAATATTACATTCTCTGATAAAGCTCTGTTAACTAAGGCACAGAAGGATGCCGATGAGGAGTTGCAGAGTAATTTCGTTGTAATCACTCAACAGGTCGACCAACCCATAATAAATAATGTTAAGGGTGATACCCCTAATATTAGATATGTTTCTACTAACAATGGAATGCTAACAAATGGCAACTGATAATCCATCTAGTATCAAAGTCCCAAAGGCAACTCTTTATAAGATGGTATCTTATAAGGGGTCTACTGGTGGCAAGAAATATACACCCTTACAATCTGCAGATGAAATGGGTAAGATGCAGGGTGATATGGGGAAAGGTTTTCAAGCAGTAATAGGTGGTATAAACTCTTTAGGTGCATCTATCAATAGTATTGCACTAGGTGTGCAGAGCATGACGTCATCTTTGAAGACATCAATAGGTAAACAGGTAAAGGCAGCGAATAGAATAGAGAAAGTCCAGAAAGAAGCAATCAAAGAAGAAGATATTAGAGAGAAGGAAAAAATAAAGCAGGAGCAAAGACAAAAAAAATTAGACCAGAGAGACCAAGCAGAGAAAGATGGAGAAGTAGGTGGTAAGCGAGGTCTATTCAAGAATATAGAAAAAGCATTCAAAGAAAATACTAAGAAGTCATTTGGAGGATTATTCACAGGGTTAGTAAGATTATCTACTTACTTCCTCAAGATAGTCATGGGTATGGCAGCCTTGACTTGGATAGCAAAGAATCCCGAAGCAATACAAAGACTTGCTAAGACACTAGCAACTGTAGGTAAGTTTATCCTTAATATATCATCATTCCTAGCAGGGAATGCATTTAATGGTCTTATAAAGTTTCTTGAGAATCCTATTAGTCTTAAAGGATTGTTTGGTGCTCTTCAATTTGTCGCTGCTGCTGTACCTTTATTTGCAACACTAGCATTCCTTAAGAATCCTATAGGCACAGTAAAAGCGTTTGGATGGGTTATAAGCACACTAGGTAAATCATTAGCTGGAATAATGAAAGCTGGTGGACGCATGGATAAATTGCGTGGTTTTTATCGTAATAAGTTTGCAAAGGTTGGATTAGGTGTAGGTTTAGGACTAGGTGCAGCGTTTGCAGTAAATCAGGCAGGCGGTGACGCATTTGAAACAGTAGGAGCAGGAGTTGGTGCAACTGGTGGTGCTATGATAGGTCAGTCAGTAGGTAATGCTATTGCTGGTCCTGTAGGTGGTGCTTTATTGGGAGCAGCAGGAGGATTTTTAGGAGGAAAGGCAGGACAGGGTATTGGTAAGTTTTTGAGTCCTTTAACAGAACCTTTAGGTAGATTCTTCAAAGATGTGGGTAAGGTATTCAATGATATAATGGCTCCTATACAAGAAAGTTTATCTGGATTCTTTGAAGCACTTGGTGGTGTTATGAATGGAATTTTAGATTTCATTGAGCCACATATGCCAATGATTACTAATATTTTGTCTAAAGGCATTCAAACTATTTTTGCACCTCTATTCTTAGGTTTGAAGGCATTGACAGCAGTATTGAAATTTTTTGCACCTAAGTCAAAGGGAGACGAAGTAAAAGAAACACCTTCTTCAAAAACAACTGGAAACTCATCACAAAGTACTCAACCAACTGCGGATGGAGTGGAGGAAGGTATTTCTAAGGATGAGGTATTACGAAAAATCAGCTTCACTCAGGATAGAATTGCAAAATTGGAATCAGGTGAAATACCTGATAAAGATGGAAAAAAGTTAGCTTTTAATAGGAATAAACTTCAAATCTTAGAAGATACTCTCGACAAGTTCGAGCAGAAGTCAAAGGGTGGTGAGACAGAATTTCCAACACAGGAAATCAAATTCAAAGCAAAAGGTGGATGGATAAACGGTCCTATGTCTGGATACCCTGTATCACTAGACGGTGG